ACTAGATAATGATCCAGTTAAAGCATCTAAGTCAGCTGATGTTGCTCCGGTTCCTCCTGTTATATCAACAGTACCCTTTATATTAAGGTTTGAACCGTCCCAGTATATATAGTTACTACCCTCTATACCGTTTCCTACTCTAAACTCACCGTCGCCGTCAATGTACACTCCATCTCCGTCTCTTCTAGTAATGGCGCTTGCTGTTGGACCTGCTGTTAAAGTCCCATTATTAAGTGAACTAGAAATCATAAACGTAGAAGTCTCTAACGAGAATGTTTCAGTTTTTATTACTAGGTTACCATCTGTAAAGTTGTCTAAGGAAATAAAGTTTGTGTTACCTCCAACTTTCCAAGCACCATCAGTATACCAGTAATTATTATTATTTACATGTATTCCGTCATTAAATGCTCCTGTGGTTCCTGATACTTTTCTACCTATAGATATTTTTTGACCTGTTTCTAAGCCTCCTGCTACTGTAGCAACATGAAGTATACCGGCAATAGATCCTGTTTCTGCTGTTATTGCTCCTCTAAAGAAACCGTTTTCCGTATATAAGCCAAATCCTGGTTCGTCATTACCGTAAAGGTATCCTGATGATAAACCTGATAAGTCTCCTAATCTAGATTTTAACTGTAAGTCATATACTCCAGAGCCTGTTCTTTCTACTATGTCCATATAAGGAGTAGAAATATCTCTTGGGTTAGCATTCATAAGAATATACCCAGAAGATATATCTTTAGAAGGATTATATACTCCTGTTGATAGAATTACTTGACCTTCGTTTAAAGCTCGTGGAGAAGAAACTAACCCAGAAAGGAATTCATTATCAGTATTTACCAAAAATACAGTATCCGATGTAGTATGTGAATCTGGTGCTGTATCATGATAACCTCTAATTACCGTTAAGGTTTTATTGGTATCATCTTTACCTACTACTTTAAATCTTTCTTCGTCTATTTTAATAATAGCTTGTAGATTAAACGCACTCATATTACCTGATACGGTAATAGTAGTAGATGTAGTATCTGATATAGGTGATGCTAAAGTAGTCAAAGAAGAAGAAATTGGTGGAGTACCACCGAAGCCTCTTTCAACATAAATTTCTCCTGCTAATCCGTCTGGATCAATAGATGCTGTATTATATACTAAAGAAGAATCAGCTGAATATCTTTTAGAACCGGATAGGTACATATACTCTACACTAAACCCTGTGTCATCAACTGTCTTTACTTTTAATATTTCTCCTTCTTCAAATCCTGATACATTTGCTAAGGATAAAGTAACTGCATTAGCAGCATAAGAAGAAGAACCTGCTATTATATTACCATTTGTATCTTTTAATGATTCTATAGTAGATGCATTAGTAACCATTAACTGACCACCAACTACGTTGACTGATTCTTTTTCAAATACAGTGGTTCTTAAAGTACCACGTATTCTCATATTTTCAAATTCCGCTGAGCCGTTTCCTAGATTAGATATTCTCCAACCTTTTAAACCTGTTGCAAAGTTAGAAGTTTCTATATTACCTGATGAATGAATTATTAATCCTGTTTCATTTTCACCGTAATTTTCTCCAAACCCAGCAGCGGGTACTGTTCTGATTTGAGAATCAGTAACTTCCCATCCTCCAATCTTGTTACCTTGCTGACCAAACATTGCAATAGTATTAGCACTTCCTGTGCCAGAACCATTAAATATTTTTATTCCGTAGAGATCATCTGCTGCATCTGATATCTCACCTAATCTTATAATTTCTTTCGAACCAGTATCAAATATAGTTAGTCTTGTAGTAGCCGTATCGATATCGAAATTAGTCGTATCTAACTTAAAAGTATCTGTCTTAATATCAACACCACTGGTTGTATCAAACCTTACGTAGTTACTAGCGTCTTTAGTTAGATCCAATGAAGGCACAGTACTATCCATACCTAAAATTATACCTGCATCATCAGTTCCAAAACCAGTCTTAGACCCAGCAATTAACATTGCATCTTGAACGCTTCCTGATATCTTAATTTTGTTTGTAGTACCTATTTCGATTGCAGATGATGCTCCTAACATCTTAACGGTTCCACCTCCAAGAGACATAGAAGCTTCTGTTGAAGATATTTCTATGTTAGAAGCAGATATTTCTAGTAGCTTAGTAGCTATACTAACGTCTGTACCGTCAAACTTGACAAAGCTTTCTGATCCATCTCCTACATGGAATCTCGGAGTACCACTATTATATTGTAACTGAATACCTGAATTACCGAATGTAGAGCTGTTTATAGATATACTTTCTTCTGTAGCATCTAAAACTATATTTGTTGATTTTTTTATTTGAGAATTGGTAATTTGCCAACCCGCTATTTGACCCCCACTAAATAAGACTGCTGAACCAGTTATATCTCCACTTCCTTTTAAGCTAAAATTTGAAGCTGATATAAAGTGATCTGTAGAAGAAGCAGAACCAGATATAAAAAAAGAAGGAACACCTAATACTTCAGGTCCATGTATAGAACCAGGAGTTATATTAAATCCTCCTATAAGACCGGAAGAAGCTGTTATGTCCCCTTCTATGATTGCACCTGAAGCGTGTAAGAATCCGCTAGATGAAATTGCAAAATTAGAACCAAAATGTACGTAGTATGGAGCGTTAGAGGCAGGATCGAAATCTATATACCATTCATCTGAGCTTAAATTACCTCCATCAGAGTTTGGTCCTTTAGTCTTGTCGTAGAATTGACCTTGAAATAAATCAACTATCATTCTACTACCGGTAATCTGATTATCTTTTATAAAGACATCTCCTATAGATCCACCATTAGCTTGGAAATCTGCAAAAGCTTGACCACCAACAGGTACATTAATACTAGTACCGTCTTTTCTTTGTAGTGTTAGGTTATTTTCACTAAACGAAGCTGTAAAGAAAAACGACCTAAAATTTGCATCTAATTCCTCGTGAGTTAGAGGAGCATTCTTTTCGTCTCTTAGAGTTATAGCCATTCTGTCTGTCCTTTATTATAAATACGCTCTAAATTGCTTATTAGCCGGTATACATAATATAGGCTAAAGCATAAAAGCGAGGAATGTGATATGATGGTGTTATTGTGTGATTATGTCCTTGTCCTGAACCTTGGCTGTTTGTTGTTCCGTTTCTCCAGTATACATATTTATTATCTCCGTCTGAGTCTCCGCTTCCTTTATATCTAGTACCGCCTAAGTAGTCTACTCCATGAATTGCTCCACCTGCTCCTATACCGGGGTTATTAATTTCTATATAATAAGAATCTTTATATGTATGAGTATGTGAAGGTAGTTGAGCAGCAGTAAGTTGTGTTGAGCCTACAGTACCGAAATGACTGTGATTTGTATTACCTCCTGTTGCTACTGCACTTCCTGATATTGATGTTGTAGGGGTACCTGAAGTGTTATTAGAAGAGACTATAAATCTATTTCTTAAATCTGGTGTATCAACTGAGTTATATGTTTCTCCGTCGCATAAGTTCCATCCTGCTGGTAGTGATTCAACAGCACCGGACCACATTATTATACCTCCTTGTGGGATTGGAGCTGCATTTACTTGTTTAGCTACCCCTCCGTTAGTTTCTCTAACTAAGAAGTTGTAATTAGAAGCAGAAGCAGCGTTGTCAACGGTATTAAGAGTAACTGAACCTGATAGAGTAGTTGAACCACTTATATAGGCATCAGAACTACCTGATAGTATTCCTCCGATTTTACCTGTACCGTCTACTTCAATATTACCAGAACCTGTTATATTACCAACTACATGTAGTACTTCTTTTGGAGCTGAAGTTCCAACTCCAACTTTACCGCCTGCCATAAAACTTGCTACTAGTTTGTTGTATGTAGGCTCGTTACTGGATGTAACCGGTGCTGATATTATGTGGAATCCTTCTAAACCTGTTTGAGATTGAACACCTACAACTACTTCTCCTTTTTGAGGACCTTCTAATATTACCCCTCTTTCGTTACCTGCTAATAAGTTGTTACCGGCCGTATTTTCAATTCTAGGATTTCCTGAATCCCAGGTAAATAATTTTGATCTGTAGTTATCTGTATGATCTTTACCAAATATAATACTACCCTTTATAACATAGTCCCCTAAAGATGCATCAGAACCTTTGTGAGTTATTGTTCCGTCACCTTTAATTCTTAAAGCTTCTTCAGATAGATTTGTAATAAAAACAATATCTGCATTAGAATCTGAGTGCCAGTTACGTACTGTTAAGTCTTTATCCGTACCTCCGTATGTTAAGCTTGCTGATGCTGCTCCTTGTTGAATGTATACACCACCTGCCTCTATAGCTAGATTACCTCCGTCTATTCTAAGTCTTTCTCCGTTTTCTAAAGAACCTGTTCCTATTGCTAGACCTCCTACAGCACTGTCGTAAAAAGTGTTAGTTGCTCCAAAGTTAATACCGTCAGCGTTATACTGTACTGAGTTAACTGCTCCAACTACTTCGCTAGAGCCTGTATATGTATTCATTGCTATATTTATGCCTCCTGCTGACTGTAGACTACTTCCTGTGTAATGAAGTGTTAGTTGTTTACCGTCACTAGAAACAGAAGCAGAATAGAAAAAATTATGAAAATTTAAATCTAATTCTTGATAAGATAGAGCAGATCCTTTTACGTTTCTTAATGTTATTGCCATGGTTAAATATCTAGTTTTACTACTACTGTTGTTTCATTATTATCAGATACCGGTGTTGCTTGAGCTAGTTTTGCTACTGCTATAAGTTCGTTAGTATCGTTATATAAACCTACCGATGTAAAGTAAGGGTTGAAATAACTTCCAGTTATATTATCTGCTAAAGATCCACTACTATCTTTTAAACTAGTAGGATTCGAGCTAAAGTTAAATTCATTTTCCTTAATTGGACAATGATAGTTATATGTATAAATAGGTTGAGATGATTGCCAATCTAAGCTTCCAGAAAAATAGTTAGCATAGTATGCTCCTACTGCTGGGTTGGTTATTACTATTAGTCCATGTGAGTATATAACATTACCTACTACTCTGTTTGGTTGAGATGCTGATAGTATTAAATTACCGTTTTTGTCATCAATCAGTGTTGTTTTATAATCATCAAAACCGGGTACAACAAATTCTCCTTCTGTTTCATTTATATAGGTTTCTTCATCTTCTATATATTCATCGTCCTGTAGTGTTGTTGCCCCACCGTAAAGAGTATCTATTTCTTCAGCAAAACTTTCTGATACGTACTCTTGACCTGAAGCATCTACATAGTTAGAACTTGATACAGAAGTAGGAGGTTCTAACCTAACACTTCCTGGTTTAATATAAACGCCAAATAAATTTTGCGGAATTGATATTACTGTAAATTTTCCTTGATCTCTCCTTTGATTAGCAGTATATGAGCTTTGCAGATAGTTTTCATATGCTGAGCCTGACATTTGATCAGAGCCGGTTGTTGGCATCCCTGTATCATCATACCCTGAATAGTATAGGTGTTTAATACTATTATATACTAACCTAGAATAATGTTGAAATTTAGTTCCTTCAAGCTTTACATCTGCCGTTGAGGGTAACCATTCACCAGAACCAGAAATACCGATATAGGTTTCAACACCGAAATCGTTGTGCTGACTCCCGCTTATACTAAAGCTTTTATGAGCTACATGAGAGGTTAAGTAGGAATCTTCTTTTTTTAATTTTTTGTAGGCAGCCATTCATTAATAATCAAGTTTGATTCTTATTAGGGCTTCTTTAGTAAAATCTTTAAGTAAAGGTTTAGATAACTTAGCTACTCCTAATAAATCATTATTATCATTATAAAGCCCTACCGATGTGATATAAGCTTGTGGATTGTTAACCATAGCGTTATGTCTTAGTTCTCCTGATCCTGTTATGTTAGAAGGATTATTGGAGTAATTAAATTCTCCATTTCTTACTCTAACAAAAATATAATTAGAAGAAATAGTCTCTTCGGAGTTAAGCTTAAATGACTTTGCTCCTGCTAGATTCATAACTCCAAATAATGTAGCATTATTAGCTCCATTTAAGTCTGCAGAACCAGTTACAAAGTCCATATTAGCTAAGTGGTTATCTAATGCTTGACCATTTAAAAGTATAACTCCAATATCCGGTAAAAATATTCCGAAAGAAGCTATATAACTATTATCTGAAGAATATCCGGTACCTCCATCGAAAGATACTCCATTTGAACCTGATATTATTTCATATGCTCTTCCTGCATCTGTAAATCGTATAGATGAAACTTGACCGCTATCGTCTGTTAACTTTAATTCATTAGCACCAGAATCTTTTAAGGTTAGGTTAAATGTTCCTGGCATTAGTTTTTCTTTATATCTTGCTCTATCAACAGATATGGCAAAGAATCCTTTTGTAGAAGGAATACCTCCAAAAAGAAGATCTTGTTCTTCATCTCCTAATACTAAAGATCTGTACTGTCCGTATATAGCTGAAGATGGAGATTTACCTGCAACGTTGCTATTAAAAGGAGTTGCTCCTAAACCTGCTTGATTTCCGTATGCTATTGAAAATTGCACTGAAGCGTTTGAAAGATCTGAGCCTGTTTGGTATACGTTCAAATAGTAGTCACCACTGGTTGATGATTCTTGAGTAGATGAAGTAAAAAATGTTTGTAGTTCATATGTATCAGTTGACCATACGGTAGATGATATGGAATCTGAACTTACTATTACGTCTTCGTTATCGAATGCTTTAAATGACATATCTTATTAGTTTGTTTTGGTTATGTTAATTGGAATAGTTATTCTAGCTCCACTATCTCTACCAATAATAGTAATTGTACTTGTGAGTACGTTGCTTGAAGATCCATATAACGTATTAATAGTTGTTCCTGTTAGGTTGATAGATGTTCCTATCACTGTTTTAGATACGTTAGTACCTAAAGTTCCTGATTCGTTTAAAGCTTCTGCATCAGCAGTATTAATACCTACACCTGTAAAGTTAGAAAGTAGTCTTATATCTGCAATAGATACTGTGTATCCGCTAGATTCATAAGCTTGAGATGCTCCTAAGAAGTTTAAAGTTTGAGGAGTAATAGTTAAAGAAGCTCCTTGTTTAAGAGTAATTGATGCATAACCAGCCTCTAGTATTGGAAGTTTTGCAGTACCTCTTGGAAGGGTAGCTAATTTATATTTCATTATTTGAGTTTCATCAGGAAATGCCTCTAATAGGGGCATGTTCTCGATTGCTTCACCGTAAAATGCAGAACCAGATGGGTGAGTAGTATTATACAGTGTATAGTCTATCTCATCATCCGCTAAAGCAAACTGGGTGATACGAAAGGAGCCATCGCCTCTTGCTAGTAGCTCTCTCCCTTTCTTGGTTAAGATTGCGTCGACTGTTACGACTGAGTTATTTAAGTATCCCATTTTCTAACTTTTATGTTTATTATAAATATATTGTTTTCTACTTTTAATTAAAAGAACCTGATGTGCAGGTTAATGTAGATACTACATACCCTGTTTCGTCTGTTCTAATTACTGTTCTATTATCTTTTACCCAAAGTAAACTATTACTAGCTGCTAAAATTCTACTCTTATCTAACTGAAAGACTCTAGTACCGCTGAATCTAGTAACTGTTCCTTCAGCAAAACCAGTTGCTATAGGAGTAGTTCCTAATGCTCCTCTAACTACTTGTATTTCTTTTGCATTAACTGATTGTAGGTTTAACCCACCTATATTAACGTTTAGTATATTAGATATTTGCATTATTTCAATATCAGGTGTACTTCCTGAGGTAAACTGTACAAAGTCTCCAACTGCTAGTGCAAGCAAATCTTGCGGTTGTCCTATGAGTATAGTAGATGTATCTACATCATCAGTAAGAACGTTTGCACCGGGACCTATTGAAGATGTATAAAATGTAGTGGATGTTACTGTACCTACAGCTGATGTATTGTTAGTAGGTAGTGAATCTGAACCAAAGAATAAAAAATCTTCTAACTCTCCTCGATTGCTTAATGATTGACTACATATAAAATCAGTGTCTTCGTCTGGTCTGTACCTTTTAGCTGCAAATGAAGTAGCACTAATAGCAGGGTCTAGACCTCCGTAATCAGCAGAGTTTGTCTTAGTACCATTATACCTAGCATTAGTTAATCCTGTATCTGTATAGAAAGAATCTTGAACCTCAGCTTTTGCAGCATATGGAAATTGATCTGCAAAGAATTGAGTTACTTTTAAGTAGTCTACTTGACTACCTTCCTGGCTATTAAGGAGTGGGGTAATTGCTATTGCAGTATCTCTAATCGCAGGGTTATGTATTCTTGCAGTTATTTTGGTTTGTTGAACAAGCCTAACAAATACATTGCCTGATGTGAAGCTACCTGATGTAATATTTTGTTTAAAAGGAGAGTATGTAAAATTAAGTTCTCCTTGAGTATGAATCTGGCTAACTAAGTTAAATTTAGAACGGTGACTATTAGAGTTATCAAAATCTTTATTGTCATCTACTTCTATTCTTAGAGTTGTTTCAGCTTTTAGGCCTAAACTTGAATCAGTATAAGTACCTAATCCTAATGGATCTATATCTATAACGTCTGTTTGCGGTACACCTATTGCAGATTCTAAATCAGGAGTTAGTACTCTTAGTTCTAAATCTCTGTTATTAAAAAATTCCTGTGTTGAGGAGGTTAGTGGAGCTATAATATTGTTACTAGATGTACTGAATAACGATTCTTTGTAGGTTGGTTCAATACCGTCTACTCCTATATAGTTAGTTGTAAAAACTATTTCTCCAAATCCTGCTATTGCATTAAAATTATTAGGACGTACTTGACCACTAGATCTATCTATATCGTATCTAAGAAATGATTTTTCAGGAGTATCTGCATTAGAAATAATAGCATTATAATTATTATAGAAAAAAGGTTCAGCTAAAAAAGGAGATATTGCTATATTCTTATCTACACCTCCTGTTATTGAATTAATAACTGTATCTTCAACATCTATAAAATAAAAATCGTTTTTTTCGTTTACAGAATTTACAACTAAACTAACGTTACCGGAACCTGTTATAGGTAGAGATATTCTCTGCAATTCATTTAAAGAAAGACCAATATCATCTCCATCTAAATCGCTGTTGCGAATAGTAATAGCTTTTACATGTTCTTGATTATTAATTGTTTTATATAGAACATTAATCGAACCTGATGCTGGTGGAGTGTTAGAAAATTGACCTTGACTTGGCATTTGTTATTTTTTATTATAAATATTAACTTATACTTTTATTGTACTTATCTAATAGCTTCTGTCCTCCATACGTATCGTAAACAAAGTATGATAGGTGCTTACCGAACCATTGAGTTACCTGTCCTATCAAATTATTTTTAGGAAGTACTCCAATATCGTACCCCATCCATTCTGTCCAAGGCTTACATAAGAAGTACACTAGTGGTGTTAATTTAGGATTTTTTCTCATAAATTTAACAACTTTTCTAGCCCACATCTGGTAGCCTATAACTAGTCTAGGATCTACTAAGAATGTTCTTTCCCCCCATTGTTCATCTGCATTCCATATTTCTTCCGGTAGGTACCCTTGTCGGTATAGTTCGTTACATATAATCTTATTTCCACCACCACTACCGGTTCCAGTACCGTAGGGTAAACCTTTAAGGTTATGAGATAATATTCCTTCCGATATGTAAGTCCAAGCTTTTTCTACACCTAATTGTACTACATCTCCATCGTTATATTCTTCAATCTTAATAAACTTTTTACCAGAGAGTATATCTCCTTCTTTTAAATCTTTAGCAGGAATAAATTCGGCTTTATTATCTACGTAAAGCCTATGTTCAGGTGAAACTATCAATTCTTTGTCTCCTATAAATAACTTTATTCTCTTACTATGAAAAACTTTTTTACCCATTACTATAGCGCTCATCCACTCCAAAGTTCTTTCTTGCCTTGTTCTTACAATATCGCCAACTACTATTCGACCTGCTGTTTTATTAGAACCATCCCCCATTAGTATACTTGTCTGTAAACCTACACATGTTGACTGGTAAGATTGAACTACTTGTACAGTATCTAATGTTGTTCCTCCTGTTTTTAAGGTAAAGGTAACTGAACGTGTAGCTCCTGTTGAATTAGCACTAATAGATGCTACCACTGTTCCTGAACCTGTTCCGGAACCTCCGGAAGAGATTGAAGCCCAGTTTGCATTCTCAGATACTGTATAATTAATAGTTGCTGGAGTACAAAGTACAGGTAGGGAGATATTTTGAGCAACTTGACTTACAGAATTATATATATTAGGTCCTGCTATATAACCTTCTATTACGTTCTTTACTATTGAATCTGTTTTATTTGAACTAGTATTTCCAGCTACATCGGTTAAGTTTGCAGTAACTGTTAAAGTACCGTCTGGTAAGTTGTGGTTAGTTATAATGAAGTCTGATGTAGATATGTTTGTACCTGAAGGAAGATTATTAAATCCTTGATTATCTGTGTAAGGTGTTCCTCCACCTGTAGACGATATGCTTATATTTACACTTCCTCTTTCATTATTCGGTATTCCATCTACTCTTATGTATATTGTGTTAGAACTAAGGGTTAATGCACTAGCATTAAATGCTACATTCTCTTTAAAATCTACCGAAGTTAAAGTTGGTATTACTGTATCTTTAAGACTTGCTGTTAATGTATTAGTATTTGTTTCTGAAGCAGCGTCTGAAGGGTCTTTTCTTGTAGCAAAGGACCCGGTGTTGTTACTAGAATCCTTTAATTTTAATTTAAGAAGTACGTCTTGACCGTCTGGAAGTGAAGTTGTATCTATAGTTGCTGATTGAGTTACTGCGTTTGTTACAGTACCTGTAGCATATACTTCTGTGGAGTTACCGGATACCGAAGCAGTAACAAAATATGTTGAGTTTAATTCTCCATCATAAATTAAAAACGGAACAGATGCTTTATTGCTATTGTTTATCGTACCGGTTGCAAGGTTCCATGTAGCTGTATATCCTACTGGTGGATCTTCATCAAATTTAGAACAGTCTGCAACTTCAAGTACCTTACCTTGATCTCCTCCTCCAGAAGTACCTTTAATTAAAAGACTATTACCGTCTTGTATTTTAAACCACTTATCTGCAGTTGCAACTCCAAAAGTTGTATTACCGTTTATATCGTCAAATATAAAATCATTTACTGCAGGTATAGTACCCGTACCGCTATGGTATTTCTGTACACCTGAGAAAGAGCTTGCACAAGATCCTGTACCGTCAGCAAAGGTATCTACATCTAAACTAAACCCGTTATATTGATTTGCAGATCCTTCATCTACCGTAACTATATCGTAATTAAGTCCTGGTGGATTTGCTACCTTAAAGATGTTTTGTTTATTAAGTTCTCCATCTGTAATTTCTATATAGCTTCCGCTTAGTTCTCCAGAGAGTTTTGGAGACTCATCATCTACCCATTTAGGAGCAGAGCCAGACATCGTAGCAATATCTTTTTTGTATATGGTTGTTTTTTCTCCTCTTTTTATAGTATTTAAAGGCTTTGTATAATTAACGAAGTAAGTTAATAAGTCTGTTTCTGCTTCAAGAGTAGCTGCTGCTATAATTACATCGTTAGCTAATGGAGTGAAAGATGCAGAGAAGTTTCCGTTGTTATCTCTAGCAACCCAGCTGTTTTGACCATGAGGACTATAATCAATAGGTATAATATGTGGATGCGCATTTATCAGCTGTTCTGTATGAGTCCAGTTATTACCTGCAGTATCAAATCTTTCTTTTATTGATTCTGAGCTAAACATTAAGTAGAAGTTTAAGTCAGTATTTGTGTTTCCTTCATACGGAGTATATACCGTGCCAAACCTTACGGTATCTGGAAATGTGTAAACCGTACTATCTGGATGATAGTATTCTGTCCCTCTTACGACTATTTCGCCTGGGTTTGAAGTGGTTCGATTTGAAAAGTCAGGTTTAAAAGTAAAGTTACTAATACCTCCTACTTTAGAAGGCCAGTAAGATTCTAATTCTTTTTGAATAAATACTCCTTTTCTTTGTATATTATACGAACCTCCATCAGATCCTGATATGTCTGTTATAGGTATACTTGCAGAGTATTCAGGTCTAGTCCCCGACATTTGAGGAGTTTTAGCTTTTGACCTTTCTAATAAATTTGGTTTTATAATAATACCTGTATCTAAAGTACTAGAAGCAGGAACAAAGTCTTTTATCATCTTAAATAAAACGTTATCATAAAACTTAAGTAGTCTTATAAAGTCATTTAATTCAAAACGTTTAATATTAATTAGTAGACTCTCTAAAAGTTTATTAAGATCTTTATATGAAGATTCACCGCTGTCTCTTGGATCACCTATATAATCGTCAATATTGAAAGAACTAGCTAGTTGAGTTAATAAGTAAGTATCAATACTGTTAGTAGGAGAGAACCCTACTTCTAGTCTATGAGTATCTCTAACTCTATCTACTTCTGATTTTTGAATAGATTTATCTCTAGTTAAGACTTTACCGACTGATCCGCTTATTCTATTTTCTACTCTAATCTTTTCAGTAGAAGATTTTCCGGTACCAAATTCAGTAAATTTATCGGATCCTACAGTATCACCTCCGTACTGTTTTATAGCTAAGTAACTAGAAGGAACTCCGAAACAGTTTATCAAGGCTCTTAATCCTCTCTCTGTTCCTTTAGTTTTCATTAAAAATGGTAAGTTGTGGTAAATTCTTTTATACACCTCACCTTCGTAATTCTTTCTAGATACGGGCTGTGAGTCAGATGGTACAGCAGGAACTTGCAAAAAGGTATTAACTAACTCTTCGGTACTTCCGCTATCATAAGTATCTGCTATAAGGTATTTGAATAAATCATTAGAACCTTCTACAGAGTTATACAGTTTGGCTCCAAAGTTTATTAACGTCTCTCTTACTATATCTTTAGATATACCTACATCTAGTCTATTGTCGTTATCGTACTTGTCTGTTACAGCTTTTGTATATATCCATAAATTATCAAAATGCTGTCCTATCATGTTTACAAATAGTATTGCAGGATTGTTGTTAGTATCTTCTGCTAGGTAAGACGGTAGTGTGTTAGATAGTACGTCGTAATTCGAGGTGTCATAATTAGATGCGCTATTTAATTGACTTGAATACCAGTTTGCTGCTTCTGAAGATGTAGTATGGAGGTTAATGTGTGGTTTAGCAGAAGTAGATTTAGGCCAACTATTTGAACCACTTTCATAATATAAGAATCTATCGTAGTGATCAAAGTTATTTACTACTCCTTCTATAAGCTTATCGTACTTAGTTCTACTAGTAGTAGCTACTAAAATAGAGGATGAATCTAAAGCATCTCTACTAGATTGATAAGTTTGAATAAGTTCTACTTTATATTTAAAATTCTTTAATCTTTCTTGAGCTGATGAAAAGTTTATGAAGTTGCTATACTCTGAATAGTCAATGTTTATGTCTACGCTTTTTTCATTTAGATAAGAAAATATTTCTCTATTAGAATTTAAATTAGAAAAACTAAAAAGCTCGTTAAAGTCAAAATATTCTGTAGGAACTGCATCGCTGGTGTTTAGCTCTATGTTAAAGTTTGCTCCTGCTAGTCTTGGAAATACTTCAGGATCTTCTTCTATATCTACATTTATTTCTACAATGCAAGAGTCACTTACTTTTTCTACAACTTGAGCTTCTGATTTAATTCCGTAATCTTCTGGTAGAGGTTCGTATAGTTTTAATGCTACAGTAAACTTATCGTCTAACTCATAAACATCAACATTTGTTACTATAAAAAGATCATTGCTACCTAAGTTAAGCCAAACTTCTTCAAAATAATTAGAATTATTTAATTTAGCTTTTATGTTTTCAGTTAAGGTAATAAACCTACTAGTATCAATTTTATCAGAATGTAATAATATTTCTTGTCTATCTTCTGAAATATTAGTTATATATAGCGGCTGTTTTGCGCTACTTATACTATATAAGTCATTAAGAAAGTGAAAAACTATTTTATGATCAACTCCTGCAAAACCATTGGCAATAGATATTTTTTCTGGCTCTAGCGTAAAGTCTGTTATGTTTCCTTCTGCATCTGTTTCTACAGCAGAAGAGATATTATAATCATATAGGGAAAATACTTTAGCGTTTTCTAAAGAATAAAAATGAGTTTCTATATAATTTATAGAGGGATCATAGTTTTTGTTAATCTGATAGTTTTCTATCAAATTTAAATCTGCAGACGTATAGTTTTCGTTTTCAGGAACCGAGTTATACTCTCTTTCTATAGTGGTGTACGTTATTTTTGCCATATTAATCTATAAATGTATATCCTAATTCGTCCTCTTTATCAGGATCTTTAAAAGTAATAATTCTTGTTCTTACATTATTTTTAAAGTTAGACACTGCTTCAAATCCAGCTTTTATTTCATGAGCATTGTATCCGGCTTGTTTGAGCTCATCTACTAAAAAGTCTAAAGTCATATCACCGGCTTGATTTCTGCTGGAAGGAATTAGATATGTAAAGTTGTTAGCTCTCCCGTATCCTCTTCTTCTTCTTACTGAGTAGAATTCTCTTGCGTCTTTATCATCAGAGAAAAACCAAAAGTAGTTACTGCCCCTTTGTCTCCAGTATGACGAATTACTACGTGATGAGTAATAACCATTCCTACCTGCTACTATAATCCAGTAATTCTTAGGTTTTTCTAAAAATATTTTAGCATAGTATAATTGACCTTTTTTTCTTTTACTCATTAAGTCTACTATCTCTTGAGATGCTACACCGGTATCTGCTTTTGCTGCTTCGGCTTCTGCTTCTGCTTTTGCTTCTGCAGACTTTTCTGCTGCTTCAGCTGCTTTCTTAGCTGCTTCTTCTGCTTGTTTAGAAGCTAATTCAGTAGCTCTATTTGCTAAACTGTTAGCTTGTTCTAAAGTAGCTATTGTAGCGTTTGCTGTTTCTAGTTGAGTTCTTAGTAGTTGCATTTGCTCTGCATCTTCAAAGTTGAGCTCTCCACCACCAGCTAATTGAGTTTCTAATTCTAAAATTCTTCTATTGCTTTCTAGAATCTGGTTTCTTAAAGAAGCTACTTCGTCTAATAATGGTTGAATACTTTCTAGTTGTGCATCAATTTTATATAATTCAGAACTCCTTTCTACTAAATACTGATGAGACCTGTCTTCTCCCTCTATTGGAATACTTACATAAAGTTTATCATATAACCTAAATAACTCTTCTATAGTATCTGGGTCAACAACAGGTTCAGGTTCTTTAAAAAACTTAAACTTGTTATCAATAACACTTACGTACTCATTACGGTCGAATACTGTCTTTTTTATTTCTACCTTTTTAGACATTTCTTACCACCTTAAATATTTCGTTAGTATCTACTACCATTGTTGAACCATCTATTTCTGTTTTTACTAATACTCTATAGTATCTTTCTGGCTGTAAGCCGTCCATAAACACATCAAAGTAGTTACTAGTAGCGTCGTGATTAATAATAGTACCTGAGCTGTAATCAAATATCATCTCTTCTGTATTCTCATCTTTTAATGCCCATTGAGAGCCTGTAGGTAGTACATTATTAGAAGTGTATGCAGAAGAAGTAGTGAAAGTCCTTGTTGGGTACTTAGAACGACAATGTAGTCGAAATCTCTGTACGTCTTTATCGGTATATTCACCTTTATTATTTCTCAATGTAATTACACAATCAGAATCATTCAACTCCGGTAAAGATCCTGTATAGGAACCTGTAGCTGTTGATCTAATTTCTACATGAGGAGGGTATATAGTATTTGTATTACTTCCGTAGTACTTTAAACGTACTGATGCTGATTGATTAAACTCTAAATCATCTGCTAGTTTTAATATTATACCATTATTATCTAATGTATCGTCATAGTATTTAGAAAAGATAGAAGTAATATCAGTTTCTATATCAAAATTATTTTGTCCAGAGAAATTTTCAGTAGCTGAGTAGTTAGTATACCAAACTCCACCGCCTTTATTTCCTACCTGATAAGAACTGGTTACGTTAGAATCATAGCTAGCGGTCTGCCATTGGTTTGTTTTACCGGCATTTTTAAATCTCCAACTACATCCCGTAGTATTATCAGGAGAATCTCCAAATTTACCGGTTCCTTCGTCCCAAGAAGAAGATAGTGGAAATGCTTGTACGCTTATATCTATAGGGAGTTCGTTAGCCATAGCTAAATTCATTACTAAATGAACTTCATAGTTGCTATCTCCTGCGCTTTTAGTTACAGTGTTAATAGCATTTTTTATATCTACAGTATCCCATTTAATAAGGGTACGTGCTGTTTGACCTCCTGCTGAGGTATTATACCCTGCTATCTCTAACAGCTCATCTCTTCCGTTATTAGCAAGAGGTTTTTCTGTATAGATAAAAGAATCGTTTGTCGGAAATAATTTAAATACTGCCATTTTATAATGTTGTTACTCTTCCTTGTATATCACTGTTAGGAAATTTTATTTCAAATATCATTGGGTCTAACGATGGATATACTATATTATTTTTTGTTGCTCCTTCGATATCGTAATCAAAAGTAGAATAAACACCTCCTACTTTAGTATTTAGTTTAACTTGTTGTACTGTTTGTACTCCTTTAACTCTATCTAGTAGAGTATATATTGAAGATAAGTTAATAGGCTGGTTAATTGACCATTTATCTATGTTAAAGAATTCTTTTAATTCTTGGGTACAGTTAAGTATAACCTCTCTTGAGCTAAAATTAGGTAGGGTTATTATATCAAACTTAACTCCTATATTAATCACAAATGCATCTTTAATGGTACAGCCATCTGTTAATGATTTAAACTGTCCAATATAGGTTTTAACATTATTTTTTAACTCTGGGGTTGCTTCAATAAGGTGTTTATCGTTATCGTACGCTAGTACGTAAAGACATACTCCTAAAGGATTATATACGTTACTATTAGCTGTTGGTAAATCTGCATCTGTAGTTACAAATGTTTTAGCTATAGACCCTAAAGTAGTAGGTAGAGTTAATGCTCTAAAAGCGTAATCTTGTTTAGTTACTATTCTACCTTGTTCATTAAAAGCTCTCAAGGAATTTTGTCTTATCTCTTCTACTGTATCACCGTCTTTACCGCCTACGGCAGCTTCTTCATTAATAAATCCTAAAGTGTCGATATATGTATTATCTGTTACAGTTGTTTGAACTGATGTTTGACTTGCAAGAGTGTTTGCTGAAATATTAGAGCTAATACCTCCGCCTCTTATGTATCTTACTGTTAAAGTAGTATTAGAAGGTGCGTTTCCATATGCAGAGCTAAATGTAAAGTTTGATGGATCATACGCGTAATCAGCTCTCCTTATTCCTTGATTAGTACCAGATCCTGCATTAGTAGGATTAGGTAGGAAAGCATCGTCGTTAGATGAAGACATTCCTGCTCCAAATTGTATTTCTAGTTTTCCTGTTGAGTTAAATCTAGATACAAATCTATTAGTTGCTGTTGAAACTGAAAGTAAGTAAGGAACAACACTAGAATTATCTCCGGTATTAATTGCTTCTGTAAATACAGTGTCTTGTCCTAAGTAGGGTACTTCGTGGTATACGTTTCCATCAGCATCTTTTACATCTAGTATACCTATTATTTTAGAATCATCTATAGTAAGAGTTAAAAATTTAGATGCACTCCCAACAGAGAACTGTGTAGATATTATCTCTCCTGAAGTTGCTTTAACTTTCTTTTTTAATTCATACTCTGTAGGATTACCGTCACTGTCTATACTGTAGATTGCTACTTCAGTTGGATCAAAAGAACTAGAAAAGCTAAAATCAACTTTACTGTCTAGTACAAATTTTTCTGAACCAGCACCTAGTACACTGCTTTCTCCTACAATAATAGCTTGATCAAAGTTTGGAAGGTAGTTAGAACCTGATGCTGCTACTCTCTGTGTCGCTGTTACGTTAACTGTTGATGCAGTAGTTACTCTAGGTTTATACCCCATCATATAGGCCATGGAGTAAAGATTACCAGGGTCTTGAGCGTACTGTAAGAAGGTTTCTTGTAATTGAGAATCTTGATAAAATGATAGTATATCTCCTACATAAGCAGACATTTCCATAAACATCATACCGGGTGATGTAGGTGAAAAATCATTATAAGTGTCAGGAAAATAGTTTTTTGCTAACTCTACTAACTGTCCTCTTAAACTAGAGAAGGTTTTGTCGGTGTATTTTATTTTAATATCTTGAGCCATTATTGTTCAAAATTTATAGTTATTTCATCTTCAACTTGAGTATTTACTATTTTAAAGTTCATAGTAAAACTAATAGTATTAGAATCGGGTAAACCCAAAAGTTTTAAATTTAAAATCTCTAACTTAGGAAAGTACTTAGCTAGTGCATCTCTCATTAAAAACTCTAAATCTGTTAAGTTATCTCTATTAATATTTTCGAATATTAAATTTCTTATACCAGAACCAAAAGTCGGATTAAAATATTTTTCACCTTTTCCTGTTAATATGTAATTAACTAAATTAGCTTTAATTGCTTCTTTTGTTTCGAAAGTAGAGTTAAACACTGCCTTACCGGAAAATGGTAGAGCTACCCCTACTGCTTTTCTAGGCTGTAAATCTAATGGATCTATTTTCTTAACTTCAAATGCCATATTATACTAATCCTGCGTTTACATTACTTTTTGCGGCGGCAGCTTTATATACTGCTCCTGCTTTTTTTACAAAGTCTAAATTAGTGATATCTAATCCAGGTTGATTGCCTGCATTCATATTCATTTGATTGGCCATACTAGATGCCATATTAGGCATACCTGATACCATATCAGATGTTCCGTTTAGAACGGTTCGATAATCTTCAGTAGACATATTACTTTTAGTCTGTTGTAGCATCTCTTGCAAGCTCTTACTACCTGCTACAGGAGTAGTAGGTGTTGGTTGAGGTACAACGACATTTGGTTGTTTGTACTCATTTGTTGGAGTACTAGCAACTTTCACAGCTTCGTTAAGGATGTCCTGTAACTCTTCCTTAACAGCTGATCTAACCTCTTCTCGTATGATTGTACGTAATTGATTTAGTTTCATATTAATAAATAGTTAAGTTATGGAAGTTGATTGTTAATTCTAAATTTTATTTCATCTATCAGTACTTTTGTTGAAGAACTAAATGATACTGGTCCTCTCATTACTACAACTCCTCTATCATTTTCTACTTGAGCGAACCTTCTTTTAGCAAAACCTGGTGAGTTCTTATCTTCTTGTATTGTAATGGTATAATTCTTATAAAAATACCTACCTTTACCGTCTGTTGAGCTAAGCTCTATTCCTGCATTAGTTGGTAAATTTTCTATAAGAGAAAGTACTTCTGTCTTTTGATCTTGAGGAAGTTCTTCTACACATTCAAATAATTGTAAATCTATACTCTCTAGTTTCTGCTTTACTGGATCAAGACCGTCTAGGCTTAAGCTTGTTAAATCTAATATTGCTTTTTGGTCTTTTTGTAACATGTCTACTATTTGACATGCTATATTTAATAACTGTGCAAATCTGTTCTGTCCACCGATAGAAACATCTGCTAATACACCCCCTACATCAAAATCACCACCTACTGGTGGGTTACCTATAGTAGTAGGTATTGCTATTTGCTCTAATACTAGTACGGTAGCTTTTGCTCCCTGTATAGGTGGGTCTAGTATCTCAGCAAATCGTTTTACTGGTGCAATTTTCTGTTCAACTAAATTAATCATATTTAATAGTTGATCTCTTATTGCGAGTAATCTTTTTAATTCTTCTACAGGTGGACAAGTTTGATTCATTATCTGTTCAATAATCTTGTTCACTTCCTCGTATACCTTAGCTATAACTCTAGCTTCAAGCTTTGCAAGGTAATTGGCTATAAAAAGCGCTATCTGCGATGGGGGTATACTACAAGGCATTATTCTGTATAAACTTTTTTAGATTTTAAATTACTATTCCCTCTAGGGTTTAGCTGTCTTTTAAGCTGCTTCAATACTATAGCGGTAGAATTACCTCTTAAATTGATAGTAGGTATAGAATGACCTTTAATAGTCTTAGCTTTACCCATTGCTTTAGAAAGACCTATAATTTGATTTAATATATCTTCTAAGTACGCTTCTAACCTATGTCCTAGTACTACCGGTTGTTTACTTGCTCCTTGGCTTATTCTTGCTTTAGAACCTAAATAAACTTTTTCAGCATCTATACACATATACTCTTTACCGTCTATATTGACTGATGTTGAGTTTAACCCTATAGAGTTATTACTTGATAATAGTATATCACTCTTTCGAGCATTTAGGGTTAATCTATCTGCGTTAAATAGTATCTGAGATCCTTTATATTTACTAGGTAAGTCTGGTTTCTTATCGTAAGAATCTCTTTTCTTATTTACTAGCTCTAACGGAATTGTATTATCCGATGTTAAAAATATAGAAGAAGGATCTTTATTTATGTCCTCTATTACATGATTGTATCCATTGTCAGCCTGTTTTTGGCCATTACTTATGATTAATAAAGGTTTATTTTCATTAGAGTTATCCGTAAAAGGAGATTTTTCATGAGGCATTCCTGCAAACCGTATGCTTTGTCCTAATCTACCTTCCAGTAGCATATCTCCAGTAAAAGGTTGAAGAGGAGCTAGTTTATCGTTTATATCTAAACCCTTACCTATATTTACGTTTTCTGGTTTATCTTCGGTCTTTACAGGTATAGCGTTGTGGTGTGGATGATTCCATATAGCATAAGGTGTAATATAGTAGTACCTTCCTACACCAGTACCCTCATCTACAAATCGATCAGGTCCTTTAGTTAAAAAGACTATTTCATTCTTTAGAGGAAGTATTTTAGAATGTGCACTTATCGGATAAGCTTGACCGGTATAATCTTCTTCTCCGGTTTCTGATGTATCTAAATCGGTTTGTTTTATTAGCCTATAGAATATCATTCCTATACTATTAGGACCGCCGTACTGTTTATACATTGGGTGGTCTGAATCTAGTATAACGTCGATTACTCTAGCAGGGGAAGTATCGTCTTTTTTAATGTCGGATAACTTACCAGGTAGGTTCTGTTGGGTTCGAAAATTATAATCTATAAAGCTCATTCTTTATCTTCGCTTTCTTCTGATATATCTTTTACTTCATCTTTTATCTCTTCAGAATCTTCTAATAATTCCTGTAATGAGTCAAAATCAAACAATTCACCGTCTCCGCCTTTAGCTGTAATAGCTTCTAGTCTTTGTATCACTGTGGCTAGTTTAATTAAGTGTTCATCGTTTTTTACACCGATTTCCATATACTCTTTAATCATAGGTACAATCAAAGTTGCATCTCCTATGTTTTCTATAAGAGGTTTAAGTTCACCTATTAAGGCTTTAACTTGGGATTTAGTCTCTCTAGAATTATCGTAGATTTCACCAAATAGATCAGATAGAGATTTACCTTGAAAAATTTCTTTACTACTGTCCATACTATAAATGTTTTTATATAAATAGATTTAAACTAACTTTGTTTTAATTAGTCCTACATTATTATATTTTTCAAATGATTTATAGTACTCTACTTTTAACTTGTTTACAACCTTAGTTAGGTGTGGAGTTTCACAATCAGTCATCTCTCTTATATAAATATACAGAGCTTTCTTCTTGAAGATATCTAAATCCTGTCTAGTCTTAAATATCGTTAAAATAGCGTCTGCTATCTTTCTTTCGTTATCTTTTGGAAATAACTCATCTAAAATTGTATAAGTCTCATCTACATACATATCTAAAAAGGTACCTAGAGTTATAGCTTTATCCTCATTAGATATAGGGGAAGGATTGTAACCTTCTTGCATTTCATCAAAAGTTCCGACTTTTTTAAGGTTCTTATAATTCTTATTATTATAGTTGATCAACCATCTCTTAACGATAGTACCGAAATACGAATAAGCTTTGGCTCCATTTGTAGGATCAAACTTCATAATCTTCTCTTCGTAAAGCATAGATACTATTTCATGCTTTAAATCTTCTATTTTCTCTACATCTGTGTAGTAGAACTTAAAAGTATGTATAATGTTTTCGGCTAATTTGTAGAAAGGGTAGTAAATATGATCAGTAAAGATAGAGCTTCTGTAGTCCTGGTCTAGTGATTCATTAAATTTTACAATATATTCTTCTGTCTCTTTTGTAAAGTAGTTAGCTTTGCTCTTTTTTCTCGCCATAATTATCTGGGAGCATATATCGGTCTAGCTCTTTTTGTACGTTTTGCATTTGTTTAAAAAAGTAACCGACCTCATCATCTGATTGAAAGACCCCTCGTTCATCGAGCTTGCTAAGGTGCTTTTTAGAATCACCTATTAAATTAGAAATATTCTGAAGGTACTGTGTTTGATCTACTGTAATATCTTCGTATGTCTCTACTTTTATAAGTAAGTTTCTTATAATATAAGATAAAATAATTATAATTCCAACTAATATTCCGGAAATTATGTAAAATAGTGTAGGATTTATGTCCATTATAGGTTTTTTAACATGTTAGTAAGGCCTTTTGAGGAATTTACCCGCTTGCCTGTGGAAGAATTTGTCTTTTTTATGTTTGGAGTAGAGGTTCCGCCGTTTTTCTTCCAAATATCGTACTCTACCTTGGATGCTAAGAAGTCTGCAGTGTGTAATACTGATATTATAGCTGTTTTCTGTCTAGAAGACTCTACATTACTAAAAAAGTATGCTTCATTAGCTTTATCGAACACACCATCATGACATCTGATAGCTAAAAATTCTTTTTGATCTACTTTTATACCAAACTTCTGTAAAATATATAAAGATCTGTCTGGAATAAGCATAAAATCTAGGTCTGGGTTGTAAGTATACATTTCTGATAGCTTATCTTGACGCCATTTATCAGTCTGAGGTATATAATTTGGTTTATCTCCATCTCCTAACTTACCTAAGTCGTGGAATAGAGCAGAAAATACTAATTGCTCTTCAGTATAGTCTACAGTACCACCCATTTTAATGTATAGCCTATGCTGTTCTATAGCATATTGAACTACTCTATTAACATGATCAACGTATCCACCGGGAAAAGCATTATGAAACCAAGTCTTTCCACTAGCAGGTGCCATCATATAGGTTTCTTCCATATGTTTAAGCATTTCCTTACATTGAATAGCTCGTCCACCAAGATATGTTTCAATAATCTTAAGATGTTTTTGATAATTACTAGAAATTTGTTCTGCTGTTAAGCTCATAATACATTATTTAATTATTAATAACTAATAAACTATATATATCTATATATTAATATAATACTTTAATAAAAAATTTATAAAATAATAATTTATCTATTATATATTATTGAAGATAATAAAAATATGGCAGAAAAGCAACTAATATAATAAGTATTTTAGTTTTTTCTGATTTCTCCACTTGGATTGAGTGGGATATTTAACAAAATACACTTTGATATCGGCCTGATAAGCGTATTTAGTAAAGAATATCTTTTTATCCGCTGTATAACTTTTATCCGTAAAGTACCATAACCCCTTATTTCCTTTAGCTCTATGTGGATAAGATACTACATATACTAATAAATCGGCTTGACTAGGGTATTTTACTTTAAAAACCTTAAAATCTGCACGATATTCATAATCTACTACGAATAATTGTTGGGATTGAACAGGAGTTGCGTATAATATACAAATAAAAAACAATAAGCCGGAGGCCGCCGCGCGAAACGCGCGCAAGTTGCCCCGAGAATTTTTATAGATATAATCCATTATTAGCAGTCCCAGTATTGTTCTACAGATTGTTCATTAGATTGAGAGGATAGTATATCATAAGCCTCATCAGCAGTGATACATATCTCTTGTCCGTTACGTTTAACGGTAGCACATTCTTCACCAGTTAGGTAATCGGTAAAAAAACCAGTAACAAAATCTTCTTGAGAGTAATTAACCATAGTATAACCTTTATTATTTAAACATAAATATAAGAAAAATAAGTCAGGGAGGCAACTATTTAAGTAGATTCTTTGCCTCTTCTAGTACCAGCATTTGTATATATGTTACTATTGACTGGCATTTCTCATATTGTTCTACGGACTCAAAGTAATCAAGTAGAGTGTTTAGAGCTGTAGAGGTTGATTTCTTATCATAGGAGTCGCCAATGCTGTAGATAGTCTCTAAGGAGTTCAGGTTGATTCTGAGAAGATAGTTAAATAGCTTGTTATAGAATTTATGCTTGATAGTTGGTTCGGCTTTGATGAACTCTTTAGGATAATTCTTAAGATATAATATCCTCATCATTTCATAGTTCTCTAATCCACGAGTAACCATACCCATTAGAACAAAAGGATTATCTAATATATCCTCTGCTCCATGCTCTTTATATATCTCCTCGTCTCCTTTCTCGAAGATACTAAATAGTGTATGTGGATTTAACTTTTGCATCATACATAAATAGGATTCT